TGCCTTTTGCGTTGGGAAACATGTGATTTCTCCTTGATGGTCAGGCGCTTGATCAGCGAGCGCCCAGTTGGACAAAGGGCGACAGGGTGGTGTTGCCCTTGGCGGGGGTGATCGGCGCAGCGATCTTGGATTGGCCATCCATGCGGAACGTGGTGCGAAAAGCCGTGAGGTCCGCATCGAAGTACAGGTGCATGGAAGTGGCCGTCTGCATGCCACCCGCCTTGGTGATGGTCTGGTAGTACGACAGGTCCGCCAGAAGCACATCGCCTGCAGAGGAGAAGGTGTTGGCGTGCTGAGAGACGATCACCGGGCGGCCGAGCAGCGTGCCGTAGGGCGAGACCTGAATGCCACCCGGGTTCATGCCGGTGGGCAGATAGATCGGGTAGTTGCCCAGGGTCAGCGTGAAGAGCGCCGGGAGCACGTCGTTGTTGACGATCCAGACCGACTTGCCAAACGAGCCTGGGGGCAAGCGCGAGATCATCTTGGCCAGGTTTTGGGCCAAGAGCGTCTGCGTCGCCTGACCCGATTCCTTGGCCACGGTCACCGTGGTGGCGTTGCTCATACAGCCCACCGGCAGGCCAGTGCCCGAGCCAAACAGGATCGACTCGTTGGTCTTCCAGCGAATGGAGGTGGCGATCTTGTCTGGCAGGTAGGTCGACAAGGCATTGGTGTCGTCCAGCAACTCGTCGGTCACCGGCACCAGGGCCATGAGCTTTTTGAGGCGAAGGGTCGACAGGCCCAGCACCGGCTTGGTACCGATGGCAGAAGCCGCTTCACCTTGCCAGTAGGCACGGATGCCATTGGTGCCCCAGGGCGTGGTCTCATCCTTGGGGAAGGCCATGGTGTTGCCCGTGATCTCCACGTTGTCGGTCATGGGCAGCAGGGAGTCCTCGCCCAGAGACAACTGGAAGATTTCCTGGGCGAACTGAGGCGGCACCAGAAAGCCGCCGTCCTGGGCCGAGCCTTCATTGCCGAAGGTGGCAGGAGCCACGGCGTTTCGGCCCGATCCGATCAACAGCCGCTCATCGATGGAGGCGCCAGGGTTTTGTGCCTGGCGCACGGTCTTGAGGAAGTCGCCCACACTCTTGAAGCCGTGCTTGGGATCAGCGGCGGCGTTATCCACCACCGTGATCACGGAGGCCGTGGTCAGTTGAGAGGGGTGGTTCATCTGCGCCTCCTCAAAGATCAGGGCAGATTCCCGGTCAATGGCGTTTGATGTCGCTTCGATCTTGGCCTTGAGGGCTTCGAAGGCTGCGACCTCTTCGTCGTTCATGTCGCGCTGCTCAGCGGCAGCGATGTCGGTCAGGGCGCGTGCGTCCTTGACCAGGGTGGCTTTGCGAGCTTGAAGCTCACGCAATTGCTTGCTCATTGGTTTATCTCCAGAAATGAAAAAGCCGCCCAGGCCAGAAAGCTCAGAGCGGCGGTTTGAGGCGCGACCAACGGGTCGCAGACGTAAAAAAGGCCTCTACGGAGGCCTTCGAATTTGAAATATCACGATGGTGATGACATGGTCACGATCAGTTCACCAAGTCTTTGACGGTTGCCAGCGGCAGGTACAGAAACAACGGGTTTTCAACCGTTGCACGAAATCCATGGTGCGCATAAAAGTCAGCCGCGCGTTCATCCTTTGCATCCACCACAAACGCGTAGGCAGCGATTTCTGCGGTTGCAGCCCGGCGCAAGGCATCGGCAAGCAACGCCGCACCTAGACCCTTGCCCTTGTAACGCTCATCCACCGCCAGACGCCCCATGCGCACTGCAGGCACATTCGGGTAACGAGGTAGTTTCTTGGCTAAGTTCTCAGCCAGGTCGGTTAACAAGATACTGGCCGAAGCCAGGGTGTAATAACCTGCCACCCTTCCATTGGCATCGAGTGCCGTGAAGCAGGCGGTCACACGGCGCTTTATGTCTTGACTAACCTGCGTCTTGAAGTACCGGTCCAAAGGCTCAACGCCACATTCGAACCCCGAACGGTCGGCACCCGGGTCAAGTGGAGCAACAGAAAACCGGGCTGCCATCAAGCCGCCAACAGCTTGTTGGCCTTGGCAAAAGCACGCTTGAGTGCAGCATTGGGTTTGGCAGGTGCGATCAGTGCTTGGGCAAAAGCCTCCTGATCAGCCACGGTCATGCGCACATAATCAGCCTGCTCAATCGCCTGAGAGGCGGCAGACTGCAGCGCATGGATCACAAAATCGGTCATGGTTCGGCCTTGCATTTCCGCTGCACGCTTGACGATCACATGCAAGTCGTGACTGATCCGAGCCTCCAGTCTTGCAGACTGAGGCTTGATCGAAGTGGGCTTGATCGAGCGAGTGGTGGTAACAGCAGCTTTTGCAGTCATGTCATTTCTCCTGAAGGCCAAACGCATTATACGGCAATTTGCCGGATCATGGCAACCTAACCCAGCAAGGCCAGTGAATTGCAGGCTTGCTTCAAGCGTGACGGGCTTCGAACGGCGTTGCCCATGACCTTGGCCTGCATGCGGGCCAGAACAACGTCAAAAGATGCGACGCCATCGACCATGCGCTGGGCCAGGGCAGCATCAGCTCCGAGCACCCGGCCTTCGCCCATGCCGTTTCGGACATCTTCGACCGTGACACCTCTGCCCACGGCCACAGCCTGGATGAAAGCGTTGTAGTAGTCGTCCACACGGGACTGCATGAAGGCTTGGGCCTGCGGGTCGAGCGGCACATAGGGGTTGCCCTCGACCTTGAACTTCCCCGCCGAGACCAGGGTGGTTTTGACACCCTCTTCTTCCAGCGCTTTCGAATAATCAAAGTGCGCCTGCCACACGCCAATGGAGCCCACCTCACCACCAGGGGTGGCGTAGAACTCATTGGCAGAGCAGCCAATCCAGTAAGCCGCCGAGGCAGCCAGGCTGTTGGCCACGGCCACCACGGGTTTCAGGGCCCGGGCCTTGACGATCTCCGAGGCCAGTTCGGCCACGCCGTAGACGCTGCCACCGGGGCTGTCGATGTCGATCAGGATCTGGCCCACCGTGTCGTCGGCCAGGGCCTGGCGCAAGGCCGAAGTGAATTGCTGGGTGCTGGTGCTGCCGGGGCCCGAGATGTCATCGACCATGTTGCCCCGCTGCGTGACCACACCATACAGGGGCAGCACGGCAATACCAGAGCCCGCATTGGCAGCCGCCATCTGTTTGCGGGTATCGCGCAGCACCCGCTCCGACTGGATCTGGAACATGACCTCATCAGTTGGAGGCTCGCCAGCTGACCAGCGGGTCAAGACCCCGGCCATGGCCTGCAGCCGCTCGGGCATCAGGGCCCACGGTGTGGTCATAAATTCGGAGAGCAGAAGTTGTCTGTTCATGTGTGTATTCCCAATTGAATGAGGGACCGGGACAGCGCCGGTTCATCCTCGAGTGATGGAGCACCCTGCGCCCAGTCCTGCACGGCCGATGGAGGCAGGCTGAAGGTCTGGGCGATCAGGTTGATTTCGTTGGTACCCATAGCCCCTTTTTTGCAGATGCGACGGGCCAGTCGCTGGGCGTTGGACTCGACCAGGTTTCGCAGGCGTAGGCTCAACTGCTGGTCTGGTTCAGGACTGGCATCAGTGTCGGAATCCTGAAATTCGATTTCCGCGTCCTCAGCGTCATCCTCTTCGACCATGTTCAGCGGCCGAAGCGGTTGATCGAGCCCTGCGATCGGGTTGAGGTTTTCTGAGATGCGGGCCTCGTTGCGGGTAAGCCAGCCGTTCTGGATGCCGCTTTGGTAGTAAGCCGAGCGGCTGGCCGCATCCCCTCGCATGAGGTTGGCAAAGTCAAACTCGATCTCCAGTGCATCGCCGTCAGGCAGAAGCTCCGCTTCAATGGATGCCTCCCAGCGCTCTGCCCAGGGCGTCATGGTGTGCATGACGAATTCCAGGCTTTGCTGCTCGATGTTGGAAAACGTTGCCCGGTCCAGGTCCGCAATCATGTGTGGCGGCACCCTGAACAATCGAGCGATGTCCGTGATCTGAAACTTGCGCAGCTCCAGGAACTGGGCGTCCTTGTTCGTGACGCCCACCTCATGGAACTTCATACCGTTCTCAAGCACCAGGACCTTGCCCCGGTTCGAGCCGGACTGCGCCGCCTGATAGGACTCTCGAAACACCCGCTTGGCCTCCGGGTCCTTGAAGGTGCCTGGGAACTCGATCCAGCCCCCTGTGGGTTTGGCATCGTTGGAGAAGAACCGAGCCCCGTAGTCCTGCGCTGCCAAGGCCATGCCCAGGCTTTCTCGCGAGAGATCAATGGGGCTCAGGCCAATCAGCCCATCCGAAGACAAGCCCCTCAGATGCCAGACCTCCCCACGAGGCAGGACGATCTCGGAGCCTGCTTGATCCCGGATGCGGTATCGGTAGTCGCCCGAGGGCAGCAACTCCATGCGCACCCGGTCGGGGTGAATCGGGATCAGCTCGGTGATCTCTCCCCGGCTGTTGGCCAGGATCTGGCAGAAGGCGTTCCCCCTCAAGGCCAGATGACCCTGAAGCATTTCGCGCCACTCGAATGGGTTCTGGTAGCGGTTGGGCCGTTTGCCCAGCAACTGGTAGAGCCAGTGGTCCGTCACTCGGTCCTTGCCGCCGTCCTTGCGGGGCCGGTAGACCACGAGAGGGAGCGACGCCATGGTCTCCGCGAGGATGCGCACGCAGGCGTAGACCGCAGCCAGCCGCATGGCCGAATCGGCCGAGACACGCATGCCCGAAATGCTGCGAGCCGAAACAGGCTCAAACCAGAAGTCGCCCCACGAGGAGCGGTCATCGCTGGACGCCCGAAATCGGTCAAAGAAGCTCAGTAGTCCCATCAGATCAGAGCAGCATCAATTCGTAGTCGGATCCCAGCACCACGTTCTTCCCGGGCAGAAATGCCCGCGAGAGCGCCATGATCAGTGCCACGATGCCGTCGATCTTGTTCTCTGCTCGCTCCTTGCGTGGGTAAATGTTGTCTTTGACGTCCAGGTGCGCCACCACGTTGCTGGCCATCCATGTGAGTACCGGGTCGCTGTCATGGGTGAGCCTTTTCTGAAGCACCAGGGCTTCGAGCGTCTTCATTGGCTCGCTGAAGTTCAGCACCGTCGGACGCACTTCGATCATCGGCAGGCCTTCTGCCAGCATCCTGGTGGACAGTTGGGTTGCCTGAAAGGGATCGAAGGCCACCGCCTGCACCTCAAATCGTGAGGCCATCTCCAGCAGGTCTGCCTCGATCCAGCCGAAATCGATCACATTGCCTGGCGTCACGGTCAGTCGACCGGTGCGCATCCAGCCTTCGTACTGACTGTTTCCTGCGGCGCTGACCGTGTCCTCAGGCAGGTAGTACTTGCCAAAGACGGCGTAGGCGTCTGCGATCTCAGGGTGCGAAAAGACCAGCACCAATGCGGCGATG